CGCGCGCCGAATCCCCCGCCCGCGCCCCTTGCTGCGCGTACTGACCCGGCAGGCTCCGGGCGCCGAGACAATCGGCACGAAACGCCCGGCCCTACGCCGGGCTTTTTGTCGTGACCTTACCATGGGAGCATCTTTCGTAAGGCACCCGACTCCATGAGCCTATTCCCTGACAAACCGGCTGCAGTCGCTGAGTTGAAGAACGAGGTTGCCCTCGGCGCGGGCGCCCACGTCGATCTGTCTGGATTTTCCGATGACGCGCTGTACTCGAAGCTGATAGCTGCTGAGGCCGACGCCAGCCACCAGCTTCGCGTTTTCTTCGCGCCGACGCTGGTCATTCCTGAAGGCGCGCCGCAGTCGGAGATCGACGCGCTCGAGGCGGCGGGCACGCGGTACGTGCAGGAGCCGGCCTACGACTACGATCCCGAGTTTTTCCATGGCGAGCGCTGGGGGTTCATCGTAGTCAACCACCGGCCGCTGATCTCAGTGCAGTCGATCCGCTTCGCCTACCCGGACCCGACTCAGCAGGTCTGGGAGGTGCCGATTTCGTGGGCGCGCACCGATCGCCAGTACGGCCACATCCGCCTCGTTCCGGCGGCGCAGTCCTTCTCCGCTCCGCTGTCGGCTTTCGTGATGCAGGCGCTCGGCGGCGGCCGGACGATCCCGTTCATGATTCAGGTCCGCTACACGTCGGGTCTTGCCAACGCCGCGCGCGACTTTCCGGAGCTGCTCGACCTTGTCAAGAAAATGGCCGTGCTGCGGATCCTGCAGTCTGCGTTCCTGCCGCAGTCGGGCTCGATCTCGGCGGACGGGCTGTCGCAGTCCGCGTCGGTCGACGTCGAAAAATGGCACGACGGCATCGTCGATAAGCTCGGCGACCTGCGCGACGCGATCCACGGCATCCGCATGATGGTGGTGTGATGAGGCTCGATCCGGCTGCGTTTAACCGTTTCCTTGGTGAAATCGGCCAGCAGGTGGCTTGGCGCCGATCCTACGCCTGCGCCTGCCTGAACCCTGCCTCGGGTGCGCCGGACCCCAAGCATGCGCTCTGCGCGGGAAAGGGGCGGCTGTGGAACGCGCCGGTTCAGACTGTTTGCGGGATCACCCGACAGGACGTGTCGCCCGAGCTGATCGCGGCGGGCCTGTTCGACTCCGGCGACATGCAGATGACGATCCCGTCTTCCTCGCCCATGTGGCGTGACGCCGGCCGCTTCGACCGGGTGGTAATGCTCAACGCGACCGAGGTTTTTTCGCAGCCCTTCACTCGCGGCGCGCCAACCGAGAAGATCATCTTCGCGTGGAAGACGATCGACCGCTGTTTCTGGCTGCACCCGACGACCCGTCAGGCGGTGGAGGGCTCTGTGCCGGTGATCGATGCGGATGGCCGCCCGTCGTGGCCCGGTGGCGTTGGTGAGCCGCCGCCGGCGACGACCTACTCGCTGACTGGCATCAAGCTCGTGGAGTATTACCTGCTCGACCAGCTGCCGTCGAACCGCGGCGAGCACCTCGGCGCAGAGCTTCCGAAACGGGTAACGCTGCGGCGCTTCGATCTGTTCGGGCGGTGATCACGCGCCGTTGAGCGTGCGCTTCGCCGCCTCTGCAAACACCCGCTCTGCGACCGGCGCCACCGCGTCGATCGTCTTCTTGGCGAGGTACTGTCCGGGCTGGGCTGGAATGATCCAGCCCGACGACCCTTCCATCATCACCCGGAAGGTCAGGTACGCGCTCGACTTTGCGCCACCCGGCGTGCTCGTGTCCATGCGGACCATGCCGGCGTAGCGCCTCGCTTCCGCCTTGCTGGCGCCGGCCTGCTGCAGCGCCGCCTTGGACAGCCTGTCTCCCCATGCGTAGCTCATCCGCGCGGTCATCGCGTGCTGTTTGGTCTTCGGGCTCGACAGGTAGGGCGACTGGTTCGGCGATGCCTGCATGCCGATCTTGGGCGACATGCGGGTGACCTCGCCGACCGGGCGCTGGCCGGTGCCTGTGACGCTGGACTTCGCCATCTGGCTGGCGATGGCATGCACGTTCGCCGGCATGGCCTTGGCGTGCGCGTTGTTGCCGGGCACGTTGTGCCTGATCGGGATCACGAGAAACCGCTTGCCGCTTTCCGTGCGCCGGACCTTCAGGCTCGTGTTGAGCATCTTCTTCAGGTCGCGCGCGGGGCGGCCGGTTTCGATTTCCTCGGCGTGCTTGTAGGTCGCCTCAACGAATCCGCTCAGGCTGCCGGGGGCGAAGTTCCATGTGATCGACTCGGCGTAGGCGTCCTTCTCGCCGCTCCAGAGCTTGGCCTTGTAGACGTGTTCTTTCCACTTCGCGGCGGTCGCGCTCCCGACGCCGTTGACGGCCTTGCTCAGCAGCGGCATGAGCTGGCCGTTGATCACGTTGGCGATACCCGGGACGTTCCCAAGGTCGAAGCTGATCGAGTATTTGATGTCGTCCATGTCCTTACCATAGCATCACGCGGCGGTGGTCGTGATGCCACCATCGGCCCATGATCACCATGGTACAGCCTCTCCACGTCGGTAACGCGCTGCGGCTTTTCATCGAGCCGCCGGCCGATGCCGTGCGCTGGCGCGTGCTGCGCAAGGGGTCGGACACCTTCTCTGGCGACCCGGAGGACCCGAGCGCACTGGTTGCCTACGAAGGCGACGAGCGCGTGGTGGTCGATGCCGCGCACCTCCAGAACGAGGTGATGGCGTTTTACCGTCCGTTCTACCTGTCGTTCGCCGGTATCTGGACGCCGGGCCCGACGGCCTACGGAACGCCGGCCTCGATCTACGAGGAGCACACGACCGACGTCATGTCGCTCGTTCGGGAGCGCCTCGAGGCTGGCCTGAAGGTCGAGGTCGAGCGCGGGAGTCTGGTCCATGAGCTCGGGTACGTGCAGGTCTATACCGCGCCGCCTTCGCAGGAGCAGAACCTGTTGTTTCCGCTGGTGACGATCACGCTCTCGAGTGAGTCTTCCGACGTGCGCGCGGTCGGCGAGACCATTTCCGGCGACGAGTTCGACTCGATCGGGTTCGACTGGTCCGAGTCCGAGGGCTGGCTGGCGTCTGTTCAGCTGGAGGTCACCGGCTGGTCGCTCAACAGCGATGAGCGCATCGAGCTGCGGCGCGCGATCCGTCGTGTCGTGCTCGCAAACCTACCCGTTTTCGCCGCGCACGGCATCGATCAGGTCAACCTGTCCATGAGCGACAACGATGCCGTCAACGGCGAATACGGCGCGCCGGTCTATCAGGTCATGGCGAGCTTCTCGTGCGTGGCGCCTGTTCGCGTCGGCGGCCGTGTCGACGCAATCTCTGAAGTAACCACCACCGTAAGGAGCACGTAAATGGCAAAGGCCGACGCCGTGAAAACGGTCACCCCTACTGTCGAGATCACCCTGACCGAGTTCTGCACTTCGCTTTCCAAGACGGACAAGCGGGTCGAACTGATCGGCGGCTTCAATGCTGCCGAGACCAAAGCAGGCCACCTGAAGGACGCGGAGTCCAACTTCCGCGCCCGCTTCACGGCCTTCATCAACAAGCCCGTCTGAGGAACTGAACCATGCCCGTTTTCTTTAACGGTCGCCTGTGGGTGTCGCCTGCCACGATGAGCGTGGTGGACGACTCCGCCATGGCGAACCAGAACCTGTCCGTCGGCAACGTGGTTGCGCTGATCGGTCGCGCTGAAGGCGGCGAGCCGAAGAAGGCGCTCCGCTTCGGCAGCCCGTCGGAGGCCGTTGCAACTCTGCGCAGCGGCGAACTGCTGACCGCCGTGCTGAAGGCGTTCGACCCGTCCTCGCAGGTCGGCGGCCCGGCCACCGTGGTGGCTGTGCGCGTCAACCCTGCAGTCCAGTCTTCGCTCGACCTGCTGAGCGGCGCATCCGTTCCCGTCATCGGTCTCGTGTCGCAGGACTACGGCCTCTACACCACCCAGATCTCCGTGCAGGTCGAGGACGGTTCGGTGGCCGGCAAGAAGCTGACGGCCCGCTTCGGCGACAACTACTTCACCGAGGACAACGTCCAGCGCCGCGCGTTCAGCGTGCAGTACACCGGCGCCGCGGTCTCGTCGAGCATCACGATCTCGGGCAACAGCGTCTCTCTGGCCGCGCCGACCGGCACCACCGTGGCAACGATCGATCTCACCGTGTTCGACTCGATTCAGGAGCTGGTCGATCGCATCAACGCCACCTCGGGTTTCGTGGCCTCGGTGCTCGATGGCAACGGCGAGCGCCAAGCCCTGAACGGCCTCGACTACGTGTCCGGTCAGGACATCAAGTCCGCGCCGTATGTCGTCAAGGCCGACCTGCAGGCGCTCGTCGACTGGTTCAACTCGACCAGCGAAGGCTTCATCACGGCCACCCGCAAAGCCAATGCGGGCGCCTTGCCTGCCAACATCCCGGCCACCTACTTGACGGGCGGCATCGACGGCACGGTCACGAACACCGACTGGTCCGACGCCTTCCAGACGCTGCAGGCCGAGGATGTCCAGTGGGTGACCCCGATCTCGAGCGAGCCGAGCATTCACGCCATGGCGGACACGCACTGCACGTTCATGTCGAACGTCGCGCGCATGGAGCGCCGTTGCATCGTCGGCACCGCCGCGGGCACCTCCGACGCGGACGCGGTCGATGCGGCCAAGGCCCTGAACTCGGACCGCGCCTCGCTGGTGCATCTGGGCTTCTACGACTACGACGCGGCCGGCAATCTGACGCTGTACCCGCCGTACATCTTGGCGGCACTGCTGGCCGGCGCGTTCTCGGGCGTGAATCCGGGCACTCCGCTGACCAACAAGGCCATCAAGGTCCGCGGCCTCGAGCGCAAGCTGCGCAACCCGACCGACACCGACGTGCTGATCAACGGCGGCGTGCTGTGCGTCGAGGAAACGAATCAGGGCTACAAGGTCGTTAAGTCGATCTCCACGTGGCTGATCAACCGCAACTACAACCGTGTCGAAGTCTCGACCGGCGTGGCGACCGACTTCGTGGCGCGCAACGTGCGCAACGCGCTGGACGTGCTCCGCGGCGAGAAGGCCAACCCGCTGATTCTCAGTCGCGCGGTCAGCATCACGGAATCGACGCTGCGCGAGCTGGCGCGTCAGGAGCCGCAGGGCCCGGGCGTTCTGGCTGGTGACGAGGCCTCGCCGCCGTACAAGAACATCAAGGCCTCGATCGAGGGCGATGTTCTGCGGGTCGAGTTCCAGTGCTCGCCGGTGATCCCGGTGAACTACATCCCTGTGACCATCTTCGCGGTGCCGTACAGCGGCACGGCGGCGGCTTAAGGAGGCCTGAACGATGCGACAGAACCTCAAGACCCGCTCTGGCAACCGCATCGCTGTTGTCTTCGACGGCAAGCAGATCGGTCTGATCCAGAACATCAGCGGGAACGACGATTACAGCCCGGAGCCGGCCAGCGGTATCGGCGACATCCACGTGCAGGAGTACGTGCCCACCATGGCGCGTCACACCTTGAGCGTGTCGGCCATGATGTTGAATCGTGGCGCGCTGCTCGAGGCCGGGATCGCGGCCGAAAACGGCGACGCCATGCTGCAGGGGCTGGTGTTCGACTTCGAAGTCTATTCGAAGGACGACGGCACGCTGCTGCGCAAGTACGTTGGCTGCTCGTATGCCTCGGGCAGCATCGACATCCAGAAGCACCAGATCGCGGTGCAGTCGGCGCAGTTCATCGCGCTGGACGTGGTTGGCACGGCTGCCTGATCGAGAAGACGTGACGCTACACTGCCGCTCATCCGCAAGGGTGGGCGGCTTTTCTTTGCCGGTACGGTCCGGCGCTGAACAAGGGGATGAACATGGCTCGCAGAGGAAGCTCGACGGACTTCGATGTCACCGTCGAAGGGGTTGGGGTATTCACGTTTGGGCGCCGGAAAATGGCCGACGAGATCGCCATTCAGGTCGAGTACGCCCGCATGATCGACGGCGTGCAGCCGACCGACTGGCTGGCGCTGGTGGCCGGCTGGATCGCCTCGCTGAAGGTGCTCACCGTTCGCGCGCCGGCGGGCTGGGACATTGAGGAGATGGATCCGCTCGACGACGAGACCTACGGCCGGCTTATGCGCGTACATGCGGCGCTCGTAGAACAGGAGCGCTCCTTTCGCGGCAAGCATGCAGCGGGAGGCGAAGGAGCGGGGGCGCGAGCGGGCTAAGTCGGTCGAGTTCTGGTTCCGGCGGAAGTACGGGCTTACGGAGTACGATCCGCGGTTTCTGGAGATGACCGTCGAGGAGATGTTGGCCGACTATTGGGCCCACCACTACTTCGACAACCCGAACGCGGGGCAGGAGGAGTTCGAGGATCCGGACTTTGAAGAAGAGGTGCGGGCGATGATGGGCAACCCGGACGAATGGGAAGAGATGAGCTGATATGTCGATCAAGATTCCGGTAAGCGCCGACCTCGACCTGAGCGGGGTCCAGCAAAAGCTGAACACGCTCGGCCAGCAAATCGCGCAGGCCAACAAGACCCAGTTCGCGCCGGTCAGCAAGACTTCGCTGCAGGATCTGCAGCGCATGGTGCAGCAGTTCGAGGCGCTCAAGCGCGTCTCGGGCGACCTGCGCAAGCGGATCAACGCGACCGGGCAGGGTGGCGCGGGGTTCTTCGGCCTCGATTGGAACGCGCTGTATCCGGACTCGCACAGCCGGTCGCGCCAGATGGCGAAGGCGTTCTCATACGTCACCGGTCATGCGATCGTGCCGCCCGCACAGAAGCCCGGAGGCGGTCGCCAGTCGCCCACCGGCAGCGCGGCGGGTGGAGTGGTTGCCGGTGCAGCTCAAGCCGGCCTGCGGGCCGCCAGCGGCGTCACAGGCGGTGTCGGTGGCGTCGCGGCGAACGCGCTCGGCACCGGCATGTCGGCCGGCTTTGGCGCGGGCCTCATGGGCCTGATCGGTGGCGTCGTGGCGCTCGGCGTCGGCAAGGCTGTAGGCGCCGTGGCCGAGCACATCGGCAAGGCCGAGCAGGGCAACGTCGACATGGACCGCCTGAAGCGCACGCTAGGCGACGTCGGTGTCCAGTTCGAGGCCCTGAAGGCGTCCGTTCACGGCAGCGCGGACGCCTTGCGCATCACGTTTGACGAGGCCGGCAAGCTGGGGATGCAGTTCTCCAAGCTCGCCAACCTGTCCGGCCCGGCCGCAGCCGGGGAGATCGCGGGCGAGCTCTCGAGCAGTGTCGGACTGGCGCGCTCGCTCGGTCTTGATCCATCCCAGACCACCGGCGTTCTCGGCCAGATGCGCGGGGTCGGTGTCACCCGAACCGAGCAGGACACGCGCCGTTTCGCGCTGCTGATTGGCGAGACGATCGGCAAGGCCGGCGCCTTCGCCAAGGCCGACGAGGTCATGGAGGCGATCGGGAACTACGCCACGATGCAGACCCGCAGCAGCATGGGCGGGGCGAACCTGTCGGGCTACGCGGGCCTGCTGGCCGGCATGGTCGGCTCGGGCATTCCGGGGTTGGATCCGACCGGCGCTGGCGCGATGCTGGCGCGCATGAACGCGGCACTGTCCGCCGGCGGCGCCAAAGGCGAGGCGTCGCAGTTCGCTACGGCGATGGTCGGGCAGCGCATGGGGCTCGATCCGCTGCAGACGCAGGTGCTGCGCGAGGGGGGGATGTTCGCCTCCAACGACCGGATGTTCGGCGGCGGCAGCGCCTACGCGCGTTACATGGGCAAGGTGGGGCCGGGCGGCGGCGGCACGTTCTACGACGCGACGCGGCAGTTCGTCGAGCAGGCCTACGCCGGAGACAGCGACGACGCGAAGTTGCTGCGCGCGCAGGCGTTCGCCAATCACACCGGCTTGAACATGAATCAGGCCATGGCGATGCTCTCTGTCAACTCGAAGGCCATGGGTGAGATGGCGCGCTTCGGGGATGTGGCCGGGTTCAATGCCTCGGGAATCACCGGCATTGCCACGGCGGTCAGCGGCTCTGCGGCCGACCGCCAGCGGCTGACGGACGACCTGCTTGGGCGGACTGGACGCGGCGCGCTATCGAAGGAAGACGCGGACGCGCTGCGCAACGCGCGCGGCACCGACGACAAGGCGTTACGCGAGCTGCTGGCTCAGCTCAGCGCGAAGTACGGCCAAGAGGAGACGACCGGTTCGATCGCGCGCGACAGCAAGGCGCTGCTGGACAACATCAAGACCAATATCGCGGACAAGCTCGTTCCCTACATGAACGACATGCGCGAGGGCATCCTGTATCTGGCTGGCGGCCGGGAGAAGACCGGCGTCGACGTCTTGAAGGAGATCGCGGAGAAGGGGTCCGACTATCGGCGCCGGAGCATCGAGAAGGAGTTCGATGTGTCAGGCCTGCAGGGGCGCGCCGCGGATCTGCGTGGCCAGCTCGAAATGATGCCCACGGAAGGGCGCCTGCGGGACCGCCTGCGGGCTGGCGTCATCACGCCTGAGCAGCACGCCGAGCAGATGCGCCGCCGCGAGCAACTCGAGACGCAGCTGGACCTGATCAACACCGACATCCTCGAGAAGACTCGCCAGAAGGAGGCGCTGCTCGGCAAGGAGGTCGCCCGGCTGAAGAACGAGCAGGGCGAGATCGACGCGCGCGTTGCCGCTCAGCAGAAGATCGACGACGCGACCCGCGATGGCATCGCTGCAGGCGAGTCGCCGCGCGCCGGCCGTGCGCCGTCCAGCGCCGCCGGCCCGGCCAGCCAGTCGCTTCGTGAGGCGGTCGCTGCCGCCGAGAAGGAGATCGGTGCGCCGCCGGGCCTGCTGCTGGCGCAGATGGAGCAGGAGTCCGGATTCAACCCGAACGCGGTAAGCCACCGTGGCGCTATGGGGCTGGCGCAGGTTATGCCGTCGACGCTGCGCTCGCTCGAGAAGCGGTTCGGCCGCAAGCTCGACCCGTTCAATCAGGCCGACGCGGTCCTCATGCAGAAGGAGGTCATGCGCGAGAACCATGCCCACTTTGGGAGCTGGGACGACGCGCTGCGCGCCTATAACGGCGGCTGGGATCGCAGCAGGTGGGGCAACAAGGAAACGCGCGGCTATGTGCCGGCGATCCACTCGAAGATGGAGCGGGGGCCGCGGGTTCCTACGCCAATGCCCGACGATGCGCTGGCGGCGCAGCGCGCCGGCGACCAGCACATGAACATCCGCGGCAGCTTCGATCCGCTGGCGATCACCCTGACGCTGCCTGACGGCACGCCGGCCGCGCCGCCGCAGCACCTAAATCCGCGTTTCAGCACGCCCACCTTCGGCAGGCCTTCCTGACATGCCCAGCCTACTCGACGCATCGCCGCAGCTCTCCGTGCGGCTCTACAAGACGATCTCGCGCAAGACGGTCGACGGCAAGTCTGCCGTATCGGCGCGCTACGAGGGCGCGGAAGAGTTCATCGACCTCACGCCATACCTGAGCATCGGGCCATACCTGAGCACCGGCTCTGCGGTCCGAACGTCCAAGTCGATCCGGGAGCCCTCTGGCGCCTTTTCGATCACCTTCGCCGACAAGCCCAAGGACTCGGTGACCGGCGCGTTCCTGTCGGGCGCAGCGAGCGCGATGGAGTCGGTCTATGGGCTGGTCGAGCCGATGGACATGGTGGAGATCAGGATGTGGGGCGGCGTCGGCTCGAAGCCGGCCGAGCTGCCGATCAAGATGCGCGGCTTCGTGACCAAGGTGCAGCGCGCCCAGACAATGGGGCAGGACGGCCGCCCGCAGCGGCAGGTGGTCATCACCGGCCACGACTACGGGAAAATCTGGCAGATGTATCAGGTGGTCTATCTGGCCGCCTACACCGACGGCAAGCCGCTACTCACCAACTTCGCCATGCAGGAGCTGTTCGGCATCAAGGCGGTGAACACGCTGCCCGCCGGCGAGTTTGTTCGTACCATGGTGGAGAAGGTCATCAACCCGTTCATCGCCGGGTTCATGCCGGAGAACACGTCGATGCCGACCGCCATCCTGACGGGCGACTCGGTGTCGGTCGCGCACGGCGTGGTGAACAACTCGTACCAGAATCAGCAGGGTTCGATCTACGACATCCTGAAGTTCCACGGCGATGTGGGGCTCTGGAACGAGCTGTACGTCGAGGACCGCGCAGACGGCGTGCATTGCGTCTATCGGGCCGTGCCGGCGCTCAAGATCGCGCAGGAGAAGGAAGACCCGAAGGACCGGAAGATTCAGGAGGACGCGCCGGACCCGGTGGTCGTTTCGGTACCGGCCTCCCGGATCAAGAGCATCTCGAGTGCCCGGACGGACGCAACGGTGTTCAACTTCTTCTGGACCCGGAATGCGCGCTACGATCTCATCGACGACCAGCAGCGCCAGCTCGCCACCATTCCGGCTGGCGACTCGCGGGTGTACCTGAAGGACTACCCGAACGCAGACCCGAAGTATTACGGCACCCGACCGCTCTACAACGAAACGCAGCAGGGCGATGACGGCATTTCGAACATGACTTCGGGGCTTGCCCGGACCGAGCAGGACCAGCGCGCGAAGCTCATGGAGGCGTGGATCGACAAGCGCCGCCGGCAGGCGATGGAGATGAATCAGGACAACGTTGTGCTCGAGCGCGGATCCGCGGTTGTCAAGGGCGGACCGATGCGCGACGACGGGGAGTGCATGAAGGCGGGGGACTACGCTCGCTTTCAGATCGGCAGCCTCGAGCATCTGGCCTACGTGACACAGATTGATGACGAATTCCTGCCGTTCCAGTCCTACACGACGACGCTCGTGTTCGAGCGCGGCGAGGGCTTCGTGACGCGGGCTCGCATGGAGGGCGGGGCGAGCTCGCCGTGGCTGGCTGAGCAAACTGCAGGAGGCATCCTATGATGCGCGTCGGGATCGTGGTGGCGACCCACCCGGAGGACAACTCGGTCGATCTGGTGATGGCCGATGACGGCTCGCGCCTTGTCGGCGTTCAGGTTCTGTCGACGTCCGCGTCCGCGCGCAGCGGCACGGTCGATCTGCCGGAGGTGCCTGCCGGCGGCGGCGACCGGTGGGACGTTCGGCGAACGAACGGGCAGGACCAGAAGGCGCTGATTGCGTTCGCCGGCGGCACGCCGGTGGTCGTCGGCTTCCTGTTCCCACAGATCAACCAGATGACGCTCAACGACCCGAAGACGCGGCTGTTCCGGCACCAGTCGGACGTCGTCTCGGTGATCGACGGAAACGGGAACATCGACCTGCGCCACCCGAGCGGCTTCGCTGTCAGGATCGGCGAGACGCCGGACCATCTCGTCCCGGCCGGGATGAACGCTGACGGCAATCTTGCGCTGGACCGCAACACCGGCCGGCAGGCCTACATGCGGATCAGCACCGCCGGAAACACGGCCGTGATCACGGTGTCGCCAAGTGGGGCGGTCCGCATCGAGTGCCAGCAGACGCTGGACATCGACGCGCAGGGCGCGGTGACGATCAAGACGCCGGTCAGCGTGACGCACGACGCGCCAAACACGATCTGCACCGGCAACCTCGTAGTCTCCAAGAGCCTGACGATGGGCGCCGGCGGCGGCACGGCCACAATGAACGGCTCGCTGAGCGTCGTGGGTGGATCGGTCACGCACAACGGCAAGAACATCGGCGACACCCACACCCATGGTGGCGTCCAGCCGGGCGGCGGCAGCACGGCGGCGCCGAACTGATCGGCCGTTGTCGTGATGTCAAACTGGCATCATGGCTGCACCGACTGATCAACGCGCCGGGGTCCGCCCGATTTCGTTCCTGCTTGATGCCGGCGGGGGGAGCCTGAGCGACCCGGTCATGCTCAAGGTCCGCCCTGAAGACCTGACCCGCACCGAACCGTCGCGCATCACCGTCCACCAGACGCTGGGGCGGGACCGCTCCGGCTGGGCCGACAACTTCGGCGCCGGCCTGCCGACGGTGACGATCGCAGGGCACACCGGCTGGCGCGACACCGGAACCGGTGAGGACGGCGTGAAGGCGTTCGAGCGCCTGAACACGCTCGTGATGCAGAGCTATCACGCGGCCAAGCAGGCGGCGATCACGTCCGGACTGGATCCGGCTGCGGTCAAGCTGATTTTTGTCGACCTGCTCGACGACTTTGCGTGGAACGTTGCGCCGATGCAGTTCACGCTGCGGCGCTCGAAGTCTCGCCCTTTGCTGGTCCAATACAACATCGTGCTGCAGGCGATCGATACGTCTGCCGACAGCCCGCTGCGCCTTCCGGGCCTGTTTGCCTCCTTGCCGGCCGGTCTGGACAGCCTGATGGGCTCGATCGAGGCTTTCGCGCGCGTGATCAACGACGTGATCGACGGCGTGAAGAACTGGATCGACCGCACGCTGGTCGCGCCGGTGCGCAGTTTCCTGCTCAAGACCATGCAGCTCTACCGGACCGTCTCGAGCACGATCCGCAACGGCCTGAGCATCGGAGATCAGCTCATCGGCGTGGCTCGGATGGTTACGGCTGCGGCGATGAACATCTTCCGGACGTTCTCTGCGGTCGCCAGCATTCCGTCGCTGGTGAAGGCGAAGTTCATGGAGGTCGCGGCCGAGTACGGCAACGTCTTCTGCCTGCTGAACAATGCGCTGCGCGGAAAGCAGGTCTACGAGGACTTTTCGTCGCTCTACGGCTCGTCCTACTGCTCGTCGACGACGGGCGGCCGGGCGCGCAGCGCGCTTGCCAATGCGAACGCGTTTGCCGCGATCTTTCCGGCGCAGACTTCGTTTCCGGTTCAGGTTACGCCGGCTGCGCGCACCTCGATCGCGGCTGCCGCGGTAACGGACGTAGTTATGGCGCCGATGTCGAAGACTGAGGCCGGGAGCCACCTTCGCGCAATTTCTGACGGGATGGTTGTCGCATGAGCACGCCTATTGATCGCCCACTGCAGGGCTATCGCTTCGTCGAGACGCGCCACGGCGACACGCTGCAGGCCGTCGCCGCGCGCGAGATGGGCGACGCGTCGCGCTGGCCCGAGATCGTCTCCTACAACCGCCTGCTGCCGCCGTTCATCACGGACGATCCGTTGCTCGCGGGGCCGGGCATCATCCTGTCCGGCGAGCCTGTCCGGATCCCAGCGCCGGCGCCGGCAGCCAATGCGTTCTCGAACCCGGACGCGACGTTCCTCGCGGACATCAAGCTCACGAACGGGCTGATCGAGGCGGACGGGGCTGGCGACATGATGTTGTGCGAAGGGCTGCCGAACTTGCGGCAGGCGCTGGTTCATCGCGTCGTCACCGAGCGCGGCGAGCTGATGTACCACCCGGGTTACGGGTCGCTCATCAAGCGCCTGTTGGGAACGGTCAACGGGCCGACGGCGAGCCTTCTGGCGGCGCAGTACGCGCGCGCGGCAGTCGAGTCCGACGAGCGGGTTCAGGAGGTCACGGAGGTGACCGCAGAGGTGGTCGGCGATGCGGTCAATGTGTCCGTTCGCGCGACGGCGATCTCGGGTCGGATCGTCGCATTCACTGAGGGTATCTGATGTTCCAGATCAAGGACTTCGCGTCGATCGCCGCATCCTGCATCAACTGGATGCGTTCGACGCAGAAGAAGGTCACCGACTTCTCGGTAGGCTCGGTTGCGCGCACGATAGTCGAGGCGCCGGCGGCTGAGATCGAGGAGCTGTACCTGCGGATGTTCCTCGGCTTGAAGGAGGCCATTCCGGTTGCGATCTATCGCACCTTCGACTTCGAGCGCCTGCCGGCGACGCAGGCTTCCGGCACGATCCGCGTGCAGGTGTCACCGTCGACGTCCGACCTCCTGATTCCTGCAGGCACCGGGTTCTTGCCGGTGAACTACGGCGTCACGTTCCAGACCGTCTCGGACGTGTTCGTCGCGGCAGGTCAGTCGCAGGCCGACATTCCTGTGCTCGCGCAGACGGCCGGCACCGGCGGGAACATCCCGGCCGGGACGGCGCTCGACCCGACGCAGTCGATCAGCGGGTTCGTGTCGGCGGTCGCGCTGTTTTCGTTCTCGAGCGGCACCGACGAGGAGACCGACGAGGAGCGCAAGACGCGGTTCGCCACCTTCGTTGCAACGCTCAACCGCGGCACCCTGTCGGCCCTGCGGTACGGCCTGTCGCTCGCCTTCGTGCGCGACAGCGTGGGCGTTATCTCCGAGCGGGTGCGCTATCACCGGATCGTCGAGCCGTGGCTGGCTGACCAGAGCAAGCCGGTTGCGCTCGTGCAGGCCTACATTCACAACGGCGGCTCGACCGGCGCATCCTCGGGCCTGATTGTCGAGGCGCAGAAGATCATCGACGGGTACTACGACGAGAACGGGGATCCCGTAGCGGGCTGGAAGGCGGCCGGGGTGCGTGTCGACGTGATCGGCGCCTCGACGACGCTCGTCGCGGTCACCGGGGTGGTGACGATCGCTGGCGGCTACCAGTCCGCGGCAGTGACCGCGGAGGTTCAGGCAGCGGTCGCCGACTACATCGCCAGTTTGGACATCGGCGAGACGGTCATCCGCTCCGAAATCATCGCGGCGGCGATGGGCGTCGATGGCGTGACGAACTTCATCCCGTCCGTTCCCGCCACAGACACGGCGATCGTCAGTACAGCGAAAGCCATGCCGGGCACGATCGCTTTGACGGTGGCCTAAATGCTGCTGACCCAGAAGCTGCTCCGCCTGCTGAACAGCGTCTTCGACAAGGACGCGCGCGCCTTCACGGCATTCCGCATCCGGCACGAGTCGGGGCGGCTGCGCTGGCGCATCGAGGACCGCGTTTTGACGGGTTCGGTCGATGGCGTCGGGCTGTTCGAGGTCGCGCTGGCTGGTTACACGATCCGGACGCTGCTCGAGCACCTTGCAACGCTACCCGGGATCACCGTCATCAGCCGCGTATCGACCGAGCAGTTCGGGCTGTCTGCTGGCGCGCTGATGGATCAGTCGGGTGATCAGGCGTCATCGAACGGTGATCAGGTTCTGGCCTTCACGTCGCTGCTGTGGGCCTACCTCGAGGCCATGGCGGTCGAGCTACGCGAAGCGCGGCGCCAGATCGACGAGGCGTTGCTGCAGATGTCCGCTAAGACCGCCGAGGCCGAATGGCTCGATGAGTGGGGCGGCTACTTCGGCTTTCCGCGCAAGGGCGGCGAGGCGGACGCGTCATACTCCAAGCGGATCGTCGAGGAGATTCTGCGCCCGCGCGGCAACAACAAGGCCATCGAGATCGGGCTGCGCAACGTGTTCGGGCAGGACTGCGAGGTCATCGATCTGCAACGCTTCGGTGACGTGTTCCCGGTCTACGGCGGGGCGTTTGTGCATAACGGTACCTACCTGCACAACGCAGACGCGATCCCGTACTACGGGCTGTTCAAGGTCGTCATCGGCTACGACCTGCTGGGCGGCGCCGACATCTCGGGGTACGCCGATGAGGTTAGCGCCTACATCGACACGCTGCGCGACGCGGGTACGCACCTCGAAAGTATCGAGCTGACCGGCTCCAAGCTGGACGACTCGTTTGCTGGGGCAGAAGACGGCTCGAGCGTTCAGGTGCTGTCGGTGATTCCGACTCTGCTCGACGCGCTGAACGGGCCCACGGAGACCGTCTCGGTGTTCCCCCTCGTCGTGGGCGATGCGTCGGCGCCGGGCGGTACCGTGCCGAATTCGTTCGCAGATCAACTCGATGCGCCGTCTGACGCCACGGGCGGCTCGATCGTGTACACCACGGCCTATTCAGGCCTGCGCAAGTACGACGCCAAGGTCCCGCACTCCGGCGGGGAAGCGGGCGCGCTGACGTTGTCGTGATGCAATACTGGCTCCATTCTTTCATTGGTCCACTGAAATGCTGAATTTCATCGACTCGCAGCTCGATGCGCCATCCGGTCGGCTCGTCCTGAACGTGTTCAGGGGCAGCGAGCTTGTCGAGGTGTTCGACGAACAGAATCTGATCGTCGTCGGCTCGAAGCAGACGCACGCGCGCCTGCTCGGCGGCGACACCGCAAACCGCCCGGTGACGAAGTTCGGCGTCGGCACCAACGGCACCGCGCCGGCCGAGGGCAACATGGCGCTTACCGGCCCGTTCGTGAAGGCGATCGACTCGGTCGAGTACCCCGCTTCCAATCAGGTGAAGTTCAACTTTTCGCTCACCAGCGCGGAGGCGAACGGCAAGGCGATCCTCGAGTTCGGCCTGCTCACCGGCGGCGACGTGCTCTACGCGCGCAAGGTGCGCGCAGCGGCACTGAACAAGGACTCGGACATCTTGATCAGCGGCAGCTGGACGATCACGTTCTAAGAGGCACACATGGCAAACCTGCCCGAATCAGCCACCTACGACGCCGGCGTCTATCAGCTCGAGCTGACCGACCCGGTACAAGGCGGATCGACCGGCGTATCGAACGCGCCGCTGAAAAACCTCGCCAACCGCACGGCGTGGCTCAAGGCGCAGGTGGAAGCGCTGGCGCTCGAGATCGACGCCATCGAATCTGGCTATGCCACCGCTGTCAGCCTCGCCAGCCACACCGGCAATACCAGCAACCCCCACAGCGTCACGAAGGCCCAGGTGGGCCTGGGCAGCGTCGAGAACTACGGCCTCGCCACCCAGGCCGAGGCCCAAGCCGGCACAGTCGGCACCAAGTACATGACGCCTCTGCGCACGAAAGAGGCGATCGCCGCGCTGGTGCCTGCGGCCAGCGAAACCGCGGCAGGTCTCATCGAGCGCGCCACGGCCGCAGAGGCACAAGGCCTGGCCGACGCATTGCGGGCGATCACCCCTGGGACGCTCACAGCGGCGCTGCAGGGCAGCAATCAGCAACTCGGTGCGAACGGCTATCAGCGCCTCCCCGGCGGGCTGATCCTGCAGTGGGGCACCGGCGCCGGCGTTCCCGACGAGGTCTCCGGCAGCAGTCCGGTATTCGGCTACTTTGCCGATATCCCGGTCGTGTATCCCGTTGCGTTTCCGACTGCGCTCTTGTCGCTCGTCGAGTCTCCGCGAGACTCAATCGCGACCGAGTTGTCGATCGCTGCCAAAGACGCGACCAAGAACGGATTCACAGCGATCATCAACGCCGCACAGAGCGGGACTTCGATCGGGTTTTACTGGATCGCCATTGGATACTGAGGATTATCGCAATGCACTACTCGCCCGCACAGAACGCTTTCTTCCTGGCCGGCCTGCACGGCGCCCTGCCGCCCGACGCCGTCGAAATCACCCCCGCGCATCACGCGGCACTGCTCGCCGCACAGGCCGCCGGAAAGCGCATCGTCGCCGACGCCAACGGCTACCCCGTCGCGCAAGACCCGCCCCCGCCGCCGGCCCCCACCCCCGAGCAGATCCGCGCCTCGCGCGTCGCCGACGTCGAAGACCACCTCAACGCCGCCGCCAAGGCGCTTGGCTACGACGACATCCGCTCCGCGGTCACCTATGCAGACGAGCCCATCACCCCCAAGTTCCAGGCCGAAGGCCGTGCCTTCCGCGCCTGGCGCTCGCTGGTGTGGGCGCACTGCTACCAGGTGCTCGACGACGTACAAGCCGGCCTCCGCGGTATCCCCGCGCCTGCCGACCTGATCGCCGAGCTGCCCACCCTGCACATCGAGTATCCCGACCCACCCCCGCAAGGCTGAACCCCAGCCCCAACAACAAGAGGCCAACCCCATGACCGAGCCAGTCACCCCCGCCGCAATCGGCCTCACCGCCGCGGGCGTCACGCTGTTCGGCGTCGCTACCGGGCTCGACCCGGCCCTGCTGTGCGCCGGCGCTGCGGGGGGCTGGTGGGCTATGACCTACCAGCCGGTGCTCGGCGCGCTCGACCGCGTGTCCCGAGTCAGCCTCAGCGCCCTGGTGGGCGGATGGGGCTCGCCGCTGGCCGTAGGCTACGCCGCCGGCAAAGGCTGGCTGCCCGACACCGTGCCCACGCAGATAGCCGGCTTCCCCGTCGCGCTCGGCCTGGGGCTGCTCGCCGTCGATGTCATCGGCCGCAGCCTGCTCCGCTTCGCCCAACGCAAGGCCCAGGAGGTCGCCAAATGACGCCCCTGCTGCTCTCCCTCACGTCCGCCGCCGCCTGCGCCGTCATCCTCTGGCGTGCCGAGCCCGCCCTCAACCGCATGACGGCCGACACCCCCGCGCCGGTGCGCGTCTCGATGTGGCTGCTTACCGTCGGCGCCGCAGCGCAGCTGCTCGAGCTCGCTATTGGCGCCGTGCCCCAGTGGCCTACCGTCCTGCTCGAGCTCGGCGTCGCCTGCCTGCTCTACTGCGAGCGCAGCATGCGTGTGCTGATCCCGAGTCCGCGCAGGAGCCTTCGGTGATGCTGCGCGTCGGTAGCCGCGGAGACGGCGTGAAGGCCGTTCAGCGCCTTCTCGGGATCGCGGCCGACGGCGTGTTCGGCCCGGGTACCGACACGGCCGTGCGCGCCTTCCAGCGTTCCGCCGGCCTGAAGGATGACGGGGTCGTCGGTCCCGCCACCATGGCGGCGCTCTCGCGCGGTTCGCGCACGCTCACCGGGGGCGACCTGAGCCTTGCCGCCGAGTCGCTCGGCGTCGACGTGGCGTCGGTTCGCGCGGTGACGCACGTCGAGTCGCGCGCATCCGGATTCCTGTCCGATGGCAGGCCGGTGATCCTGTTCGAGCGCCACATCATGCGCCGACGTCTGGCCGAGCTCGGGCGCGACGTGGATCTGCTGCAGCGCTACCTGCCGGAGATCATCAACGGGGTTCCCGGCGGCTACAAGGGGGGCTCGGCCGAGCACGACCGCCTCTACCTCGCGCAGCAGATCGACTTCGACAGCGCGGTCGAGTCGGCGTCGTGGGGGCTGTTCCAGATCATGGGGTTTCACTGGAAGGCGCTGGGCTACGAGTCGGCCAAGGCTTTTGCGCGCGCGATGAACCAGTCTGAAGGCCAGCAGCTCGACGCCTTCGTGCGCTTAATCAAGGCGGACGCCGGCCTGCACAGGGCGCTGCGCTCGAAAAATTGGGCCGACTTCGCGGCTCGATGACTTCGCGGCTCGATACAACGGCCCGGCCTACTCGAAAAACAAGTACGACGTGAAGCTCGCCGAGGCCTACAAGGAGTTCGCCTGATGGACCGCAAAATTACCGACATGGCCGCGTTTCGCGCGGCGCGCACACGCCCGATCGCCGATGCCTGCCGCTGGTCCGAGGCGTTCGAGACGATCGCGCTCACGAACCTGCGTGTGGGCTTCGCGTGGCAGCGCATGGTGCTGCGCGCGTGGGGGCTGGCGTGATCGCCGAGCTCGTCGCGCTTGCGATCTCCGGCCCGCTCGACCGCTTGCGGGGCGACGCCCGACACATTCTCGGGGCGCGCATCCTCGACAAGATCGCGCTGGGCGTGTGCATGGCCGTGCTTGCCGGCTATCCGCACCCGACGCTCTGGGCCGCACTGATCGTGGCGGCGATGATCGCCGGCATGAGCCCGGGCTGGGGGGCGCCGATGGGCGCCGCGCTGGGCGGCCGGTCATCGATGCCGCAGGACGATCTCGAGTGGTGGCAGGTCGGCGTTCTTGCCCACAGCGTTCCGCTTGCGCTGGTGGCGCGCGGTGCGATCTGGGGGGCGCCGGTGGCCGCTCTTGCGCCGATCGTGGGTGACCCGGTGCTGCTGTGGTTCCTGCCGGCCTACGCGGTGGCGATGCCCGCCTCGATCTACGTTGTGCGCGGGCTTGAGGTCCGTGACACGTGGGCTGCTGCCGAGTTGGTTCGCGGGTATATGGCCGCTGCGATCGTGCTGGTCGGCCGGGTGACGATGCCGTGATCACCAAGCTCGCCTCGGTGCCTGTCGCCAAGCTCGCCGGCGCCGCGCTGCTGATCGCGCTGGCTGTCGCCGGCGTCCAGACCTACCGGCTCTCCGAGGAGCGGCTCGCGCACGCCGAGACGAGCCGCACGCATGCCGAGACGATCGGCCTGCTCGAGCGGCGCGCACGCGAGGCCGAATCCGCAGCGCGCGAAACCGAGCGCCGCTGGACGGCCGCCATGGAGAGAGTCGTCAATGAACACCAGACCCAGATCGATCAGGCGCGCGCTGATGCTGACGCTGCTGCCTCTGCTGGCGAGCGCCTGCGCCAGCGTGTCGCCGAGCTTACCGCCGGCTGTCGTCGCGCCGCCGGTGGTTCCGCCGTTGCCGGCTCAGGCCAAGCAGCCGACGCCACCGCCAGAGTGCTCGCCGACGTGCAGCGCCGCCTTGACGCGGCTGCGGACCGAGTTGCTCGACACGCTGACGAAGCACGAGCTGCCGGCCTCGCCTGCGAGCGCGCCTACGGGGCGCTGAGCGCCAGCCGCTGACGGCTCTTGGTTCGCCACGATCCAGTCCTCCCACAGCTGCATCGCCTCGCGCATCTGCGGCATTGTCCTTGCCCTTCTGGGCGCAGCCTACGCAGCCACCTCCCGCCTTGCCTGCCGGATGCCCTCGGCCCTGGTTCTCACCTGCTCGGAGAAGTGAAAGCCCTGAGAGTTCAGGAAGCTCTCGAGATACCCGGGCCACGCCTCATCCAACTGGCGCAGCAGGAAGATCACCGCCACGTCGACGCGAACCCGCTCAGCGGCGGCAGCGCCGCGCCGCTTGGTGATCATGGCGAGCATGTCGTTGCGGGCGTACTGGTCAGGCAGGCCGAGGATGTGGCGGCACTCGCATTCGTGTCGCCAGTCCTCGCCGTAGGTGTCGATGGGCTGGCCGGTGAGTTCGGATGTGGCCGGGTTCATCGCTCGATCCTCACGATCTCGTGCCGCCAGAACTGCTCCCGGATACCGCGCTCGACCTGCTCAGGCTGGTCGCCGGCCAGATCGATGCAGATCATCGACCGTCCGTCGGCGAAGTGGACTGTGTATTTGCGAGTGGCGGCGGTGGCGACCTGCTTGGACTCGCCGCGCGCCGCGATGATGGCTTCCTTGGCTGCGGCATCCATCATGCAGCCTCTGGTTGAA